GTCTCTATATCGTCCACCTAGCTGGTCTGCATAACTATATTAATGCTAGGAAATTTGAATATACTGATAAATATCAGTATACGCAAGTAAAAAAGGGCGTTCCTCGGAACGCCCTTCTTAATAATTAAGCTCCTGGTGAGCCAAATATTCCACGCCAGTCAGACCAGCCGAAGCTGTATCTTTCTCTCGCTTTATATCTAACGTTTCCAGTATCGAAGTCGCCTTCCATCGCAGTACGAATAGGTGCTCTATTGAAGTGTTTAAGTCCATTAGGAGCATCCGTTTTAATGAACCAAGCGTCTGTATCAGTCAAGAAATTGTTTACCACATAACCTTGTGGAATCATTCCCATTGATTTTACAGCGTTGATATCATTATCAGCAGTTGCTGGTCGTCCTGGTGATTTTAGCAATCTTTCTACATTGAACTGAAGATTGACTGGGATGATTAGTTTCATGCCCCTTAGAGCAATTTTTAATCCTCTTTCGTCTTTCATATCAGCAATATCGATAAGAGCCTGCTCGAGCGAAGTTTCGTTCAAGTCGGCAGCAGTTGTCAATTCGTTTTTTTGGTCTCCACTAAGTGTAGGATGGTCAGTCGCTAAAAGCTCCTTTGCATCACCACCAAGGTAAGAGCTGTTGAATCCTCTATTGAGAATGTTTGAAGCTTTTACTTGTTTAGTGTTGGCCATTGAACGTGCCAATGCCTTTGTATATCGAGTGCTAATCTTGTCGTAAAGGTTATCCTCTACGGCTTCTTCGGTTAATGCGAAAGCCAAAGCAATGGTTTCCATGGTGTACCGTGCAGTGTAAGTTTCTTGAGCGTCTTCATAGGTTACCCCTTGACCCTCAGGTTTTACAGCTGCATTGGCAAAACCACCTAGCATTACTTCTTCTTCGAACGCACGATCGGAACTCTCTGTATCAAAGATTTCCTTATCTTGGTTTTCGTAGCGGTCGTATTCTAACCCAAACAAAGCGTTTAAACCTGGTTCGAGTTCTTTGACCAATTGCATTCTTGAAATTACCATTGTTCAATTCCTCCTATAGGTTAAACCCCAGTACCGAAATTATAGTACAGATGTTCGTTGAATCTTACGATCCAATTTGAATTTGCACTAGAAATATCGCTATTATCTGGATCTTCTGAAATTCTCACTACTCTAAATTGAGCAGTTCCGCCAGCGACGGAGCCTAACTCAGATTTAGAAGCACCATTAATGGTAGAACCTGCAGCATAAACTTGGTCACAGTTATCTCCAACTGCTGTTTGTGCCAATGTTCCATTAGCTTGAACTTCGAAGAGTCTATTTGGATCGTCATAGACAAACGCTTCAATATCACCCACGGTAGGCGTAATGCTACCAGGGTAGTAATTTTTCCAAGTTGGTTTTTGCGTAGTAGGATCATTATAAAAGCAGCCGTTGAAAACTCCAATGTTAGCTGTAGTAGTATTACCACTAACTGTTATAGTTCCAGCTGTTTCCAGCGTAACAACATCGCCTTTATAGATAACATCAGTTTCACCTGATGCGATCAAGTATTTAGAAGTTCCCCCAGTATTGGGTTCACTTCCTAATTCCCCTACGGCTCTAAAACCAAATGGCGCGTCTTTATTAGCCATGATTTTTCCTCATAGTAAATTGTTAGACACACCCCCCATGGATGTGTCAAAATTGTGTAACTTTTGTGGAGGAAACTAAGTGTTTCTTTTGCCACCAAAACTTACGCGAGTGCTTCTCTCTTTCGAGATAGGCATGCTAGGATGTTGGTCCTTCAAGGGATCGTTTGCAATTGCGTCGTCCTTATCCTGCGTTACTTGTGCAAAATGTTTCTTACGCTCTTCAATCGTTTCCTTAGGAATTCGCGCTAGCATTAATCCTCCAACAGCTATAACACCGTTATATTTACCTGTATCAATTTGAGGCCATTCAATATCGGGATATTCGTCCCCTCGGACAAACTCCCAACCTTCTCGTAGTCGCGAAGATACATTTTTAGTATCCATGTGTCCTACAGTTTCAGCCCTTATCCATCGGT